GCGCGTGGGCGGCGCATCAAGCTGGCGCGGCGCTGAACATCTTCACAACAGGGAGAGCCAGTCATGGCCAAACCAAACATGCTTATCCGGTGCCACACACAAACGCTGAGACCTACTAAATATAGGAGTTGCTAGATGCCGTTGGACTGTCCGCCAGCAATCCACCAACCCGCGCCGGGCAAGCACTTTTGCGTTTACAAGGGCGAGCGCGGCGGCTGGTGGGCACATATCGAAGGCCATGCTTACCCGTTCGGGGCTTGGCGCATGGATCGCGGGCCATACCCGTTCAAATGGATGGCCGAACTAGAGTTTCCAATTGAACGCCTAACCAAAGACGGGCCAAGGGAATGACCACAACATCTAGGGTCATGCCGAAGGATTGTGTGGACGCGGATAGGGCGGATGCGCTTGCGACATGGGACTGGGCCGCCGCGACCATCCCTTCCAAGCTTTTCTTGTTCGGCGAGCGGGCAGTCGCATGACCGTCATGCCACGCGATATCGTGGAGCAGGCGGCAAGCGCAGACTATCGGCGATTCCTCGAGGGGAAAGCGCAAATCGGCACGCGCGATGGCTTCCGTCCGATCTGGATGCCGGGCTTCCTTTTCGACTTTCAAGCCTCGCTGACCGAATGGGCGATCGAAAAGGGTAGGGCGGCCGTCTTCGCCGACTGCGGCCTTGGCAAGACGCCGATGCAACTCGTGTGGGCGGAGAATGTCGTGCGACACACCAATGGCTCCGTCCTGATCCTAACGCCGCTTGCGGTCGCGCCGCAAACGGTCCGCGAGGGAGAGAAATTTGGGATCCAATGCCATCGGCCAATTGCTTGGAAGCCGCGCCAAGGCATCAACGTGATTAACTACGAGCAGCTTCACCATTTTGATCCGAACGATTTTGCCGGCGCGGTGTGCGACGAGTCGAGCATCCTCAAATCATTCGACGGTGCCCGAAAGCAGGAAATAACGCAGTTCATGCGGCAGATGAAATATCGTCTGCTCTGCACCGCAACAGCCGCGCCTAATGACTACTTCGAGTTGGGAACCTCCAGCGAGGCGCTCGGCTATCTCGGCCACATGGACATGCTCAACCGTTTCTTCAAAAACGATTTGGGCAATTCCTCAACCCGCCGCGGCTATCTCGGCGCGACCAATAAGTGGCGTTTCAAGGGCCACGCCGAAGATCCATTCTGGCAATGGGTGTGTTCGTGGGCGCGCGCGATCCGCAAGCCGTCCGATCTCGGTTTTGCCGACGGCGATTTCATCCTGCCGACGATCCATCAGCGCGAGCATGTTGTTGACGCGCGCACATTGCTGGACGGCGAACTGTTCGCGCTGCCGGCCATCGGGCTAGACGAACAGCGCGACGAGCAACGGCGCACCATCGTTGAACGATGCGAGCGCGTGGCCGCGCTGACGGCAGACACACGTGAACCGGCGCTAGTGTGGTGCCACTTCAACGATGAAGGCGATCTATTGGAGCGGCTAATCCCCGGAGCCGTACAAGTTAGCGGGTCGGACAGCGACGAGGCGAAGGAAGAAAAATTCCTCGCATTCCAGGGGGAGCAGGCGAGAGTACTGGTCACCAAGCCGAAGATCGGCGCATGGGGTCTGAACTTCCAGCATTGCGCGCATGTGACGTTTTTCCCCTCGCATTCGTTCGAGCAGTTTTACCAAGGCGTCCGTCGTTGCTGGCGGTTCGGCCAAAAACGTCCGGTCACTGTCGATGTGGTGACGACGGAAGGCGGCCGCGACGTGCTCGCCAATCTGCAACGCAAGGCCGGGGGCGCCGACAAGATGTTCTCGCGCCTGGTCGCGCATATGAGGGAGCAATTGGAAGTCGACCGCACCGTTCATTTCACCCAAGCTGAGGAATTGCCCGCGTGGCTGTGAGAGAGCAGATGATAACTGATCGCTACGCGATCTACTGCGGCGATGCAGCCGAAACGCTGCCGGCGATGCCGCCAGCAAGCGTCGGGCTTTCGCTCTATTCGCCGCCGTTCGGCGGCCTCTATCACTATTCGTCGAGTGAGCGCGATCTTTCCAACAGCGCGGATTATCAACAGTTCTTCGAGCACTATGATTTCTTCGTGCGCGAGTTGGCCCGACTGACGATGCCCGGCCGCATGACGGCTGTGCACTGCATGGACGTGCCGTCCGGTAATAGCGGCTGCGATTATCTGGTCGATTTCCCCGGCGACATCATCCGGCTGCACCACCGGCATGCCTTCCGCTACATCGCGCGCTATCACATCTGGAAAGAGCCGCTGGCGGTCCGCAACCGCACGATGGCGAAGAACTTGGCGCACAAGACCATCGTGGAGGATTCATCCAGATGCAGCGTTGCATCGGCGGATTATCTACTTGTATTCCGCCGCGATGGCGATAATCCGGTGCCTCTCGCACACCCGGTCGGATTGCTCGACTATGCTGGCGCGCGCAAGATGCCAGCCGACCTACTCAAATACAAAGGTTGGACTGGCAACCAGATCGAGAATCGCTACTCGCATTGGATTTGGCGACAGTACGCCTCGGCATTTTGGGACGACATTCGGCTTGGCCGCGTGCTGCCGTACCGTGCGGCGCGCGACGAAGAGGACGAAAAACACGTCCATCCGCTCCAGCTTGATGTAATCGACCGCTGCCTCATTCTCTGGTCTAACCCCGCCGATGTGGTGCTGACCCCGTTCATGGGCATCGGTTCGGAAGTATGGGGCGCAGTCCGCGCCGGCCGGCGCGGCATCGGCGTCGAGCTCAAGCCGAGCTACTTCCGGCAGGCCGTCAAGAACCTCGCTTGCGTTGATCTGCCGGACAGCGAGCAATCTGAAATCGAACTCGACCATCCGCCGCCAGAAGATGACGGTGCGATGTTGGAAGCCGCCGAATAATTCTCGGAATATTTTTCGTCAGTTCTCGTGCGTACGTAGAAACAAAAACAAAAGGATTGCGCGCATGCACGCTCCATTGCCGTCATATCTAAGGTCGCCTTCGCCATGGACCGACGACCGGATTGAAAAACTCAAACAGCTATGGGCGGACGGATTCACTTGTTCGCAGATCGCAGCAAAACTCGATTATTCATTTTCGCGCAACGCCGTGATCGGCAAAGTTACCCGGCTTGGTTTGTCAGGGCGGGCGGTCGCCGAGCGAAAGCCCAAGCAACCAAGGAACAGATTGTCCGCTGTTCCTGCTCAACACTCGCATAAGAATTTTATCCGCTTACACGCCATGGCCAATAACGTCGATCCTGGTCTTCCGTTCCAGCCCGACACCGCCGCCGATGTTCCAATCGAGCAACGCAAGACGCTTATGCAGCTTGAAAACAATCATTGCCGCTTTGTCTATGGCGACGTTGGCAAGTCTGGATTTTTCTTTTGCGGGAAGCCGGAAGCCAATTTCATCTGCGATGTTCCATATTGTCAAAAGCATATGCAGCGAACCACGGGCACTAAATCCAGATGATCTTGATTTACCGCTACCGCATCAAAGATCGCTCCGCGAAAAAGACCCTTCGGCGGCATGCGATGACACAAGATCATGATCCTGCGGGCGGCAACCGGATAAACACGCAGCGATCAACCGATACGAGGGCGGCGTGATGGCGAAAAAACGCGAGAGTTGGCCCGTTCGCGCCAACCACGGCCACTTTACCGAGGCCGAAAAGAATCTGATCGCGAAGGCGTTTCGCGACAGCGTGGCGCCCCGGGTCATCGCGAAACAACTTGGCTGCACCATCCGCATCATCAACGATCATTTCGCGAGATTTTCCGGCCATAGCCGCGGTGACCGCGCGACGAGGCGGCTTACTTTGCTAATACGGTCACGACGCCCGGTACCGGACCGAGCCTCACGCTTTTATCATTCGGATTTTGAACCCTCATGAATGCGTACTACAACGAAAATGATCCCTACGCCGCGCAATGGCTCCGCAACCTCATCGCTGCTGGACATATCGCTGCCGGGGACGTTGATGAGCGATCAATCGTCGACGTCAAACCCGACGATCTCAAATCCTACACGCAATGCCACTTCTTTGCTGGCATCGGCGGATGGTCCTACGCGCTCAGGCTTGCCGGATGGCCCGACGATAGACCTGTTTGGACAGGAAGTTGCCCCTGCCAGCCCTTCAGCGCTGCCGGCCAAGGTAAGGCAGCCGATGACGAGCGCCACTTGTGGCCTGCGTGGCTACCTCTCATCACTGAGCGCCACCCTGCAATCGTCTTTGGAGAGCAGGTTGAAGCGGCGATTGGATGGGGTTGGCTCGACGCTGTTTTCGCTGATCTGGAAAAGAAAAGCTACGCGTGCGGGGCGGCCGTACTTCCAGCTTGCAGCGTCGGCGCGCCGCATATCAGACAGCGACTTTGGTTCGTGGGGCACGTCGAAAGTGGCGAGCGGAGATTATCAGTACGACCGCAGCGGCGAGAAGATTTTGAATTTGCAGGAGCAAGCGAAACTGGCGAGTTGGCCGACGACAGCGGCGACAGATCACAAAATGGCCGGCTCAGAAAACAGCAATTGGAAACGGAACAGGCCGGATGCGAGCGGAATGCGGCTGAACGATCACGTTGTTCACCGTGGGCCGATCTCGACTGGCTCCCCTGCACAGACGGAAAAGCCAGGCCAACTAAATCCGGTATTTTCCCTCTGGCTCATGGGGTATCCGCCAGAATGGGAAAGCTGCGCGCCGCCGGCAACGCGATCGTCCCGCAAGTCGCGGCGGAATTCATCAAAGCCGCAATGACATGAACGTCGCATTTCGCCCACGACCAAACAAATACGGCGCGGTCAAAACGACCGTGGACAATATTCGGTTTGACTCCAAGCGGGAGAGTGAGCGGTACAGCGAGCTCAAACTTCTATTCAAGGCCGGACATATCCACAACCTGGAAATCCAGCCGCGTTTTGATTTCAAAATCGACGACAAGCACATGTTCACTTATCGCGGCGACTTCGCCTATTTCGAGGACGATAGGAAAATTGTGGAAGATGTGAAGGGCGTTCGCACGGCACTGTACAAACTGAAAAAGAAAATCATCGAAAAGCAATTCAACATCAAGATTGTCGAAATATGAGCACCGAAGTAATCGACCTGCGTGATTTTCCGTTTATGCCGCTGCACATCGAGCGATTGCGAAAGTCAAAGGCGTGGCTGCAATGCAAGAGGCATCCCGAACTAGCATTTTATCTATTCAATCTTTGGATGCGATCTTGGCACGAGATTCCGGCAGGATCCGTTGAAGACGACGATGACGTGCTCGCCGACGCCGCCATGTGCTCGATGCCGCGCTGGCTGAAAATCCGCGACCAAGTGCTACGCAATTGGGAAAAGAAAGAGGATGGACGGCTGTATCACACGACGGTGACAGAGATTGCCGCCGCGTCGTGGCAAGGAAAAATCAAACAACGTAACAGGACTGCCGCAGCCAGAGCCGCAAAGCTGTTACTGAAGCCGACAGAGGATGTGACAACCTCTGTAACAGACTGTGTAACTGGCTCTGTTACAGAGAATGTAACAAGTTCCAAGGGAAGGGAAGGGAAGGGAAGTAAAAGGGAAAAAGAAAGTGAACAAGATGCCGCAGGCGCGGCCCTAAAAATTGATTTGGAGCGCGATCTTTTCGACCGCGGCAAAGTCGTCCTCGGAAAATCTTCCGGCGGCTTAATATCCAATCTGCTCAAGGCAAAAGGCTCAACTGAGCTAGCTCGCGCTGCTATTGAAACGGCGGCGACAAAACAAAATCCGCGAGAGTGGATCGGCGCTTGCATCCGCGGCGATCCAGACCTCGCCGATGCGCGGGAGCGAGGCGACGCATGGTAACGGAAAAGCTAGCAAAACTAGGGATTTCCATAAGGTCAAATCGAGACGGGGAGCAGCGAACCACGTGTCCAAAATGCAGCCCAAACAGGCGAAAGAAAAAAAATCGATGTCTCGCGGTGAACGTCGATGTTGATGGCGCGAGATTCCAATGCTGGCATTGCGGATGGACCGGCGGCGTCTCGGCTGTCGAGCGCGATCGTGACGTGGGCCAAGGCCGAACGCGGGTTGAGCGAAGCGACTTTGGTCAAGCTCGGCGTCGGATCCGGTACGACGTTCTTTCCCGATCTTGAGCGCAAGAGCGATGCAATATTTTTCCGTTACGGGCACGGCTGGAAGGCGAGGGCGGTTCCGGATAAATCGTTTGTTGCCGGCGGGGGCTTCAAACTCTCATTCTGGAACCTGGAGAAGGTGCTCACAGGCTCGCTCGGAACGATTTACATCACCGAGGGCGAACTTGATGCCGCTGCCCTTGTCGAGGCCGGAATTTCTGCTGATTGCGTCCTATCCGTCCCCAACGGAGCGAAGGAAAAGCCTGCCGACGAACCCAAAGACCAGCGCGGCTATAGCTACGTTGAGGAAGCCCTCCAGGCTGGGCTTAGCAGAGCTAAAAGGTTTGTATGGTGTGGCGATGGCGACAGCAGCGGCCATGCGCTCCGCGCCGACATGGTGCGATTGCTTGGGGTGGCGCGATTTTATTTCGTCAATTGGCCGGAGGGCTGCAAGGACGCCAATGATCTATTGCGGCAGGATGGCACAGAGGCGTTGCGCGATCGTGTATCCAACGGCGCGCTACCGTGGCCTGTCGACGGTCTCTATCGATTGTTCGACCTTCCTGAGCCACCGCCGCTCACACTTTGGCATCCAGGCTTCGGCGAATGGGAGCGGCGCCTGATGATGGCACCGCGCACATTGTCGGTCGTGACGGGCCATCCCGGCCACGGCAAAACAGTGATGTGGACGCAGATTTGGTATCAGATCGTGCGCGCTTATTCATTAATCGCATGCGTGGCATCTTTTGAAACGCGACCAAAGCCTCATATGCGGCGGCAATTGCGGACGCTCCATATCGGCAAGCTTGAGCGCGATTGCTCCGAAGAGGAAATAAACCGCGCGGATTGGTGGATCAACGAACATTATGCGTTCATGTCGCATCCCGATCAGCGGCC